GGGGTAGGGGGAACGGGGTTGTTGTCCCTGTCCAGTTGGCAAATGGGCTTGGTGGCGGGAACGCGCCCGCGCCCGCCCGCGTGCCCGCGCGTGAGCCTGTGCGCACGGACGCGCCCACGCGCGAGGCCGCCGCGCGGCTGGTCGCCGAGCACCTGCCGGGACGGCAACCGGGCAAGGTGACCGGCCGCCTGGTCGACCAGGCCGCCGGGATGCTGGCCGAGGGCATCGCACCCGAGCACGTCGGCGAGGGCCTGCGGCTGTGGGCCGGAAAGCGCCTGGGCGCGGGACTGCTGCCCGAGTTCGTCGGCGAGGCGATGCGCGCCCCGGCGATCGACGCCGCCCAGCGCACCGCGACCCGTTCGCGCACCGATGACCGGGTGGCCTCGGCGTTCGAGCTGGCCGCCCGCTACGCGGTCGAGGACGGCGACGAGACCGAGGTGGGCCGCCTGCTGCGCGCCGCCGTCGAAGGCCACGAGAAGCCCGGCGCGGCGGTGCCGCCTGGCGCCCTCGGCGCGCTGGTGGCGGGTGCGGCATGACCACGATCCAGCCCCACGCCACCCGGATGAGCCGGGCCGAGGTCTCGACCCTGCTCGGGCTGATCGCCTCCTACGGCGTGTCGGACGACGTCGTCGGCGAGGCCGCCGTGACCGCCTGGCGCGAAGCGCTGGCCGGGTACTCGCTGGGCGAGTGCACCGCCGCCGTACTGGCGCACGCCCAGACCAGCCCGCACCGGATCACCCCGGCCGACCTCATCGGCCGAATCCGCGGTGCCCGCCGCACCCGCATGGAGCACGCCGTGGTGCGCGAGCTGGCCGCCCGCCCCGGCGGACACCACGCCCAGCGCGCCGCACGGCGCGGCATGGACGCCGTGTACGCGGCGATGCGCTGGCAGCGCTCCGACGACCGCGAGGACGCCCTGACCGTGGCGTGCCCGGTCGAGGCGTGCCGCGCCCCGGTGAAGGTGCCGTGCCGCCGCACCGGTCGCAACGCACGGGGTCGCCCGGAATCCCGCGACCTGCTCACCCGCGCGCACCCCTCGCGCGCCGAGCTGGCCGCCCGCACCCACCACCAGCCCGCCGAGCACCAGCCCGTCGAGCAGGCGAACGAACCGACGCACCAGGAGATCGAGGCATGACCAGCACCACCGTTCCGCCGCTCGTTCCCGACGTGCTCCCGCCGTGCGTGATGGGCTGTCGCGCCCCGTCCGGCCAGCCGTACCCGGCGCAGTCCGGTTACCTGACGTGCGACCCGTGCGCGGCCGAGCTGCGCTCGATGCTCGGCGAGGTCGTGGAGCTGTACGCGCTCCTCGATGACGCGATGGTGCCCGGCTCGACCGAGGGAGCGGGCAGGGGCAGCCCCGGCTACGGGTCGCGCTCCCCGGCCCGTGACGGTGTGCTCGCGCTGACCGACCCGCGTTCGCGGTGGACCGAGGAAGGCGACGTCCACTCGGTGCTCGACATCCTGTCGAGTTGGGCCGACAACGTGCGCGAGGACGCCGGGTTGGTGCCGCGCGACGTGGACGAGGCCGCCCGCAACGACGGCCGCCTGCTGGCCGGGTGGCTGGACTGGACCGCGCAACAGGGCTGGGCGACCGGCGTGCTCGACAAGCTCACCGAGCTGCGCCACGCCGTGACCACCACGCTGGGCATGGCACAGCGCACCGTGACCGGGGAAGCCAACTTCCTGATCCGCTGGCTGGACTGGATCACCCGCCAGTACTGGGTTTCAGACCTGGGCGACGAGGTACGCCAGGTGAGCGACCAGCTGCGCACCGCCCTGGGTGTGCAGGAACGCTCGGTGCCGGTCGGCACCTGCCCGGTGATCGTGCGCGACGAGTCCGGCGAACACGCCTGCGGCGCGGGCCTGCGCGCCAAGCTTGGCGGCGAGCGCATCACCTGCCGTTCGTGCGGCACGAGCTGGCCGCGCGAACGCTGGGACGAACTCCGCGACGCCCTCGGAACCCCGCTGTCCGACACGGCGTCGCTGTCGGTGTGGCTGACCGTGCCGACCGGCACCCTGCGCCGCTGGCGCAGCGAGGACCAGTGGACCAACCACGGCACCAAGTCCCGACCGCTCTACGCCCGAACCGACGTGTTGAGGTCCTGGCAGCGCAGGCGCGGTCCGCTGCGGGTGGCCTGACGTGCAGGTGCGGGGTCGGCGAACGCCGAAGCGCCTGGAACCGCCGACCCCGCGAGTGCTCCACCGCAAATCACAGAACGGAGCACCCACAGTCTAGGGCGGGATATGGGTGGTTGCCCACTGGCCTTGGTCGCGATAGAGTTATTCATGTCGGGAACGGAACTGGAACCCCGCGAACGACACCCACCGCATCAATCGCAGAACTAAGGAGTGACCAGGGTGGACAACCCTCATGGCAGCACCGTGTCCGAACTGAAGGTCCGCGCCGTGGGCCGGGTCGCCTGCCGCGTCGGCGCGACCAACGTGGGTACTGCGGAGATCGCCGTCGTCCTGCGCATCGGGGACGTCGTGATGCACGTCAGCGACGAGCGCGCGCTCTCCGCGCTGCTCTACACGTGGGCCATCGCGGAGGAGCACATGCACGTGCTGCCCTATCGCGACGAGTTCGCGCACCTCGGCGCGACGCCGGGCCTGTACCGCGTCGGCGCACTGTTCGACCTTCAGGGGCACGTGACCAGCGCCGTGGCCGTCGTGCCGGAACACGGCCAGACGCCCAAGCACGTCCGCGTGCAGTTCGGCCCGATCATCTGGCAGGTCTGCGACCGGGAGGCGTGGGAGACCGTCACCGACGCCGTTCGCCGCACGCTCGACCTGTTCAAGCTGCTCAACCACTGACCAGGAGAGCGCCCCGGCCTCCCCTCCGGGGCGCTCTCCCTTCCTCTTCGGTCCACAAGGTGATCCACAGGTTGTGGATCACCGACGCGCGAACGCGTACATCCGCCACGCGCGCACCAGAACAGGAGAAACCGTTGCACGAATGGGAAGTCCGCACCGCTGACGACTACGCCCACACGGGCGAGTGCGAGTCGCTGGCCGAGGCGTGGAACGAGGCGTTCGACAGCGCCTCGGGCCTGCTCGACCGGTCCGCCCACGACGCCCTCACCATCGAGGTCGCGGGCGAACAGGTGTACGTGCTGCCGGGCAGCTTGTGGGTCCGCGAGTCGGACAACATCAATGCCGCCCGTGCGGTTCTGGAGTCGCTGCGCTCGGAACTGCTGGCCGCTCTCCGATGACCCCCGCCGCCGTCACGGCCGACCTGGAACCCGGCCGTGACGGCGGTCCACCGCCAATCCACAAAGGACACGACATGACCGTTGACATGGACGACCTCGACCACGAGGCGACCCCCGGCGGGTGCCTCGCCTACGCCATCTACGTCATGACCGGCGGGCTCGCCGAACAGACGCACGGCGAACACAGCGACCTCGTCGCGGACCTCGTCGGAGACCAGGCCGGTGACGTCGAGGTGTTGTGGGTCTACTCCGAGGAACGGTGCGCACAGGACGAGTGCGCGTACTGCAAGCGCTGGTGCGCCGACGCGACGGTGTGCCCCGGCCTGTGGGCGCACACCTGCCACGCATTCGCCCGACAGCGCAACCGGCCCGCCCTCGCCGACCTGGAGTTGCACGTGGGCCTGTTCCTCGTACCCCACGACCTGCCGATGGGCGGGTTGCTCGCCAGCGTGCTGGCCCAGATCAGGACCGGCGTCCGCTACGCCCTGACGCACTGACCGCCCGGCGGGCCGGGCGACCCGCGCCCGGCCCGCCGCCTCCGGTCGGAACTGGAACCCCGACCGGAACACCGCAACAGCAACGAACAGGAGCAAGACACGATGCGCAGCCCTCTGCGTGGCAACACCGTCCGAACCGTCGTGCGCGCGTCCGGCAGCGTGCCCGGTTCCATCGAGCTGGTCAGGAAAGGACGGCCCGACCGGCACGTGAGCGTCACCATCGGCGACGTCGTGTGCAGCATCCGGGACGTCGACACCGCCGAAGCGATCCGGGACGGCTGGGAGTCGGCCGAACAACTGGCCGGTGCCCTCCCTCACGGCACCGCACCCGACAGGCGCGACCGGTCCGCGCTGTACGAAGTCCTCACCGTGCTGTCACTGTCCGAACGACCAGTGGTGATCGCCGCGATGGTCGGCCGTTTCGGAGAACCGGCGCACCTTCAGGTCCAGGTCGGCCCGATCTTCTGGCAGGTCACCGACCGCGACGCCTACGACGGCATTCTTTCCCTGTGGCGCAAGGCATCCGAGCTGCTGGCGAAGTAGCGCGGGCGTCATCCATCGGCAGGGCCGGGCGTGCACTCGCCCGGCCCTGTTGTCGTGGTGAGGGCCCTCACTCTGTGGTTGCCTGCTGGCAGTGGTCGCGATAGAGTTTTTCTTGTCGGGAACGGAACTGGAACCCCGCCCCGACAACGGGAAACCACCGCAAGTCACCGAGAGGACAAGTCATGACGAACGCCCAGGCCCCCAACGCCCGCACCGCCAGGGCCAGCATGGTCAAGAAGGTCCAGGCGCTCCTCGCCCAGGCCGCCGACCCGGCCGCCACCGAGCAGGAGGCCCAGACGTTCGCGGCGAAGGCCGCCGAGCTGATGGCCCGCCACGCCCTGGACGAGGCGACCGTGCGCGCCGAGAAGGGCCAGAAGCCCGAGGCGATCACGCTGCTGCGCTACGAGGTGTCCGGCCAGGGATGGCACGGCAAGGGCCGCGCCGAGATGATCGCCCGCGTCGCCGAAGCCTACGGCTGCATGGTCGTCACCGAGAACAACAAGATGAACGGCGAAACGCGCTGGGTGCATATCGTCGGCACCAAGGCCGCCGTCGCCGCCCTGGAACTGCTCCTGCCCTCCATCACGCTCCAGGCCGAGCACAACGGCACCAAGGCCACCACCGCCTACATGAAGGACGTCCGCGACCGGTACACGACCCAGCAGGAAGCCAACCGCGCCCGCCGCGTGTTCTTCCGCTCCTACCTGCCCGGCTACGGTGCCGGTGTCGCGGAGAAGATCATGGGTGCCCGCACCGAGATGGCCAAGGAAGTCGCCAACACCCCCGGCGCGCTGGTGCTGGCCTCCGATCACGACCGCGTCGCAGCCCACTTCGAGGAGCTGTACCCGTCCACTGACCTGAAGAAGACCAGGCGCGACAACCACAGCACCGCCGGGGCAGCCGCCGGCCGCCGCGACGGCCGCACCGCCGACACCGGACAGGCCCGCGTCGGCGGAACCAAGAAGACCGTGACCGCCAAGCCCGCCGCCAAGAAGACCGCCGCCAAGTAGCACCCTCGACCGGTGCCCCGGCCTCCATCCGGAGGTCGGGGCATTGGCACACTGGCACGTGCACCGACGACCCGTCAGGAGGCAACACGTGATCCGTGCCGGACGCACCGCCGTGGACACGGCCGGGCTCGCCGCACTGCACGGCCTGACCCCGCGCCAAGCCCGCGACGCCCAACCCTGGAACACCGAAGGTCACCCTGCGCGCGTGACCACCGGCACCCGCTCACGGGACCAGCCGGACCTGTGGGACGCCGAGCAAGCCGCGGCCTTCGCCCAGCGGAAGCCGATTCCACCGCTGCCCACGGCCGATCACGAGGACGACCTCCTCGACCGCAACGAGTGCGCCGAGCTGGTCGACGTCACCCCCAAGACGTGGACCGACTACCAGAGTCAGGGCAAGGTACCCGAGCCCGACCGCGACGTGTGCGGACGCGAGCACTGGTACCGGCGCACCGTCGAGAAGTGGCGCGACGACCGCGCCCGCCGCACCGGCACCCCACCCGGCGGGCGCCCACCGGGCAGTACCGAACAACGACCGCGCGCCGAACTCGCCCAGCACATCCGCGAACTGGTCGCCGCAGGCGAAACCAACGTGGCCGCCATCGCGCGTGAGGCCGGATGCGCGTACAGCACCGCACGACGCCACGTCGAAGACCTACGCCGCAATAATGCAGTTGCGCGCTGACCAGCACCGAACGTAAGTTCGCCCATGTTGGTGACGTCTGCCCCTCGCGGACCCGCTCCGCATTGATGGACACCCTCGGCAACCGCCCCCTGAGCGTCGGGGCGCTCTCGTTCTGACCTTCGACATCGGCTCCCTACGTACATCGCAAGCCGATAAGACGCCCTGAGTTGCGTACACCTGCCGTACCTGTACGCAACGCCTGGTCAGACCGTACTCGCAGGTCAGAGGCATACCGGAAATCTGGTTTTGAGTGCGGCGGTGCTACGCTCGCACCGTAACGTTACTGCGAGGTGCGTTACTGCGAGAGACGAGCACCGGTCGATCTTCTGACCGGTGCCCGCCCTCTGTGTTAGGTCACCACCTGCTGCGGAGGTACCACTCAACAAGCAGGCGAGCGACCCACAGGAGCAGCCCCGGCCCGTGTTCGCGGACGGGGCTGTTTCGCTTGCACAGGTGGTTGATCAACGCCCGAGGGGCGCTTACCGCCTTCCTGAACCAGCGAGTCAGTGCTGACATGGCTTCCCTCTCCTCGGTTCCCGTTCAACGCCACCCGTGCGGTGTTCCCGCACGGGTGGCGCTGAACGGGTAGTCAAGGAGAGCGAACCAGCGTCTTGCACGTGGCGGAAACGTAGCGCATTCGCCTTCCGCGAGTCGAACCGGGGGCGCTGTCGCGAGTCCACCCCATCGGTCCTCACCATGAATTTTCCGTGGGACATCCGTGCCACAGAGAGCTTTGTGCGGGACGTCTGTCTGTCTGTCTGGCCGGGGTGTCGGTGACCGCATCGTGCCTGGTTATCGTGCCAGTATAGACGTATGCGCTGGTCGGCCCAGGTACGGAATAATTCCGGAATTATTCCGTTTCGGGAGAGTCATACATCACTGGGCTGATGTATGCGCGAAGTGGGCATTTCTACCTTTCCTGGAACATTCACACGAATGGGTGACGGGGTGCATTTCTGCGGTACCGCAGGGGCGGGTGATGCGCCGTGTCCCCATGGTCCGGAAGCACCCGCGCCGCACGCCTCCCGCCGGACTGGCCGCGCATCCGCGCCCGCATCCTGCGCCGTGACCCGCTGTGCGGGGTGTGCGCGCTGCGCCTGTCGGTCGAGGTCGATCACGTCGTGCCCGGTGACGATCACCGGGACAGCAACTTGCAGGGCATCTGCGAGCCCTGTCACCGGAGCAAGAGCGCCCGCGAGGGTGGGTTGGCCAGCGCCGCCCGCCGTGCGTCGGAGCGCCGTTCCCCGTCGCCGCATCCCGGCCTGATCGAGAGGTGATCACGTGCGTATCCGTCTGCTGGCCGCTGTCGGTGGGCGCCCTGCGGGTGCCGAGTTCGACCACGACCAGGCCGGAGCCGAAGCGCTGATCAGCGCCGGATTCGCCGAGCAGGTCGAGCAGGTCGAGCACCAGGAGCAGCCCGCCGGGCCACCTGCCGAGCCCGTACCGACTGGGCCGGGTGAATCCGCGGTGCCCGCGAAGCGTTCACGCACGCCTCGGCGCGGCTGATCCGCGCGAGGGATGGGGGGTGACCCCCGTCACCCGCTCACCGGTACCGGTACGTCATAGCGCCCCGCGATCTGTACGAAACTCGGGGGTTTCCGGGTGCCGGTGCCCCGGCCCGCGCGGCGCGCTCGTCCTTCTTCCCGCCCGCCGCTGATGGGAGCACCCCTTGCAGCCCCGCCACGACCAGGCCGACTCCGACGAGGTCGCGCTGATCGACTTCACCCCGGTGCCGCTGACCGAGGTTCCGCGCCTGGACCAACTCAACCCGCCCAAGACCCGCACGCGGCCACGCCGAACGCCGAACCGGGGAGGTGACGAGCCTGACTGATCTTCTCGTCGCCCCTTGCACCCGCCCGGCCGCCCGGTTCGCGGTGCTGCGCTGGCACTACTCCCGCTCGATGCCCGTGGGCAAGCTCGCCACGTTCGGCGTGTGGGAGGACGGCGTGTTCGTCGGCGCGGTGATCTACGGCCGGGGAGCGACCCACAAGTTGGGCAGCCCCTACGGCCTGGGTCAGACCGAGTGCGTCGAGCTGGTGCGCGTGGCGCTCACCGATCACGCCACCCCGGTGACCCGGATCATCGCCGCGACGCTGCGCCAGCTCCGCGCCGCCTGCCCCGGCCTGCGTCTGGTGGTGTCCTACGCCGACACCGCGCAGGGGCATCACGGCGGCATCTACCAGGCCGGTAACTGGATCTACACCGGCACCACCGGTAGCAGTGACTGCTACTACGTGGTCAACGGCGTGAAGACGCACGGCCGTTCGGTGTCGAGCCTGGCCAAGCCGCACAAGCGGCCCGGTGAGACCGGCATCGGGTACGTGCGGCGCACGATCGACCCGGACGCCTACCGGCTCAAGAACGTGCCGGTGAAGCACCGCTACGCCTACCCGCTGAACAAGACCACCCGCCGCCGGGTTGCGCCGATGCACAAGCCGTATCCGCCGAGGGGTGCTTCTCGGTCAGGCAGTTAAGGTCGACGGGTGAACACTTCTTGGGTCATCATTCCTTATCGTCCTTCGCGAGAGGAATGTATTGCCGTTTCGGCACAGCGAACTTAGGGGATCGCAGGAGTTGGTTCTCGCTGCTGTGGACAACGACATCGAATTCGCGGACCGTGATCGGTGTCAATATCATGGCCCAGCGGAAAAGGTCGTAAACGTCATGGCCGATATTGGAGATGCCTACCAGTAGTTCGGTTAGCGCCGGGTGCTGCCCTTCGGGGTAGTTGCTCGCCTCGAACTCGCCGCGAGCAATCTTTACCCAGTGTCGAAGAACGTTCTTGCTTACCCACTGGATATTTATGGTGCTTTTGGGCTGGAGGACAGTCTGCCCCCAATGCGCTTCGTTCCAGGGGGAGCCCAGTGAACAGTAAACGGGGAGGTCGCCCCAGTTCTCCACCGTGAAGGTATAGGCGATTTCAAGCCTGGTGTTATCCACGCCTTCCTTGATCACACTGTCTTCGACAACAAGGGTTCCGTCTTGCGCGTTGTAGGGGAAGAGTGTCACTCCGACCGAAGAAAGTGTGACCGTACAGCGAGGCGCTAGGAGGTCGAGGCGAGTTTTCGCCGTCTCTCGATGTGCTTTCTGGGCGTCCGATCGGGCGAGCGCTAACGCTTCGGTCTGAGTAGCGAGAAGTCGTTGAGTGTTCTCCAGTTCGGCTCGTGCCTGTTCGGCTTCCTGAACTCGGCGATCCTCCCTTTCTTTGAGTTCCACCCGATGTGCGAACTCTCGCGCGTTTAGATCCCTGCGTAGGTGGTCTAACTGCCCAAGGGCGGCGCGCAGAATAAAGAATGTCAATAGCAAGTTCAGTGCTGCCACAACTGCCGAGATGCCGTTGATCCAGTTTCCAGCATACTGGCCGTCTTTGCGTAGTAGAAGTTGAACCGCTACGACGGGAACTAGCACCGCAAATGAAGTGCCCAAGGCCATAAAGGCTACTTTTCGCCAAAAGATTGGCATCGCTGATCCGGATGACACATCAGGCACGGGTGGAGTCGGTGACTCGGGCGGCATGACCAGCGATCATGCCTATCCCTCGCCGCGCGCACAACACAGCACCACCTGCAAGCGGTTTCGGATGGAGCAGGGGGTGCCCTCTTGGCGATCACCGGCCGCCCACCGAGCGCGAACCCGCGCAACCGCAACGCCAAGGCTTACGACTGGACCACGGTCCCCAACCTGCCCTTCGACGGCCCGTCGCCCGACCTGCCCTCGCGCGGTCGGCAGCGGTGGCACGCCGAGACGAGGGCGTGGTGGGAGGCGGTCCGGCGGATGCCGCACTGCCGGTTGTGGACCGAGACCGATTGGCGCTTCGCGCTGGAGACCGCCCGGCTGGTTGACGACTTCTGGCGTGGCGAGCTGGGCCGCGCCGCCGAGCTGCGCCTGCGCTCGGCGAAGCTCGGCCTGACCCACGAGGACCGGTTGAAGATCCGCGTGCGCTACGTGGAGCCCGAGGACCAGGCCGAGGGGGAAGCCGCGGTTGATCCCGCGTCGGTGACCCGGCTGGACGAGCGGCGCAAGAGGTTGTCCGGTGCCCCGTGAACTGGTGCACGCGCCCGAGCACGACCGGACCCGGTCACTCGGATGGCTGGCCACGGCGTGGATCGAGCACTGGTGTGTGCACGGTCCAGGTGACGTGCAGGGCGAGCCGGTGGAGCTTGACGACGAGTTCGCGGGGTTCCTGGTCGACGCCTACGCGTTGAACCCGGCGGGGCGTCGGCTGTACTCGCGTGCCGCGCTGGTGCGCGCCAAGGGCCGGGCGAAGTCCGAGCTTGCCGGGTTCATCGGCTCGTTCGAGGCGCGCGGCCCGGCCCGGTTCGCCGGGTGGGCGCAGGGCGGCGAGGTGTTCTCGTGGCGCGGGTTCACCTACCGGTACTCGCCGGGTGAGCCGATGGGCCGGCCGCTGGTCTACCCGTTCATCCGGTGCCTGGCCACCGAGGAGAGCCAGACCGGCAACACCTACGACGTGATCCACTTCAACCTCGCCCAAGGCCCGCTCGGCGAAGACCTTCCCGGCGACGCGGCGGGGTTGACGCGCATCCTGCTGCCCGAGGGCGGCGAGATCGTGCCGTCCACCGCCAGCTCGTCGGCGAAGGACGGCGGCAAGGAGTCCCTGGCGATCTACGACGAGCCGCACCTGTACATCACGCCCGAGCTGCGGCGGATGTTCAAGACGGTGGACCGCAACCTGCGCAAGCGCAAGGCGGCCGAGCCGTGGGGCCTGCTGACCTCCACGATGTACCAGGCCGGGCAGGACTCGACCTTGGAGACCATCCACGCCCAGGCCAACGCGATACGCGAGGGCCGGACCCGCGCAGCGCGGCTGCTGTGGGACCACCGGCACGCCCCGGCCGACGTCGACCTGACCGACATGGAGGCGATGGTCGCCGCGCTGGCCGAGGTCTACGGCCCGGCCGCCGCGTGGATGGACCTTCCCGGCATCGTGGAGAACGAGTTCTGGGACCTGGCCAAGGACGTGGAGGAGTCCAAGCGGTACTTCTTCAACCTCGAAGGCGCGGCGGCGACCGCGTGGACCACCGCGCAGGAATGGGACGGCTGCCACGACGAGACCGCGCCACCGCTGCGCGACGGCGACACCATCGTGATGATGTTCGACGGCAGCAAGAGCGACGACGCCACCGGCCTGGTGGGCGTGCGCACCTCCGACGGGCACGCCGGGGTGCTGCACCTGCAGGAGAAGCCCGAGCACCTGCCCGCCGACGCCCCGTGGCAGGTCAACCGCGACGAGGCCGACCTGGCGGTGCGGACCGCGTTCGAGCGCTTCGACGTCGTGGGGTTCTTCGCCGACGTCCGGGAGTTCGAGAGCTACGTGGACGACTGGGCGCAGGAGTTCGGCGAGCAACTGCTGGTCGAGGCCAACACCGGCCGCAACCGGCACGCCGTGGCGTTCGACATGCGCGCCCGCGTGCAGGAGTTCACCCAGGCCACCCGCCGCGCACTGGTCGACATCCGCGACCGGACCCTGACCCACGACGGGGACCGGCGGTTGCGCCGCCACGCCCTCAACGCCCGCCGCGCCCCCAACCGCTACGGCACGTCGGTGGCCAAGGAAGGCCGCGAGTCCCCGAACAAGATCGACCTGTTGGTGTGCCTGATCGTGGCCCGTCACGTCCGCCGTCTAGTGCTCGCTTCGCCTGGTTGGGCCAAGCGGGCGCGCAAGCGCGGCGGCAAGCTGCGCGTATTCACCTAGCCCACCGCGCCGTGATCAAGCTACGACGATCATCGAAGCTGTGTAGCGGTCTGGCACGTGGGTAATTCAGGTGTGCCGCGTCAGCGCGAAGCGCGGTAGGGCCACCTTTCGGAGGTCCGAGCAGGCCGCGCGGGGTGTTAAACAGTCAGCACCCGTACCGGCCTGACCGCGCGGTGCAGGTCGACGCAGTGTGTGACCTGCGCCGATCCGCACCGCGCCCGACCGGCCCGCCCTTCGACACCGCAACGCCATCGCCCGGCCGTAGTCCTGTGACCGGCCGCTCTACCGGTGTCAGGGGGTGTCGAATGCCCCTGTCCGCACGTGACGCGGCCGACGTCGGCCGCCGGATGGTCGAGCGCTGGCCTGACCAGGCCCGTAACGACCGCATCCACCGGTACGTGAAGGGCGAGCACGATCTACCGTTCGCGCCGCGCGCCTCGAAGGCTCACTACCTGTGGACGTTGCGCAAGTCCCGTACCAACTGGTGTCGCCTGCTGGTGCAGCTCCTGGCGCAGAACTTGTTCGTGGACGGCATCCGCGCCAGCGGTCAGACCGAGGGCGACGCGGGGCCGTGGCGGTTCTGGACGGCCAACCGGATGGCGCGGAGGCAGTCCGCGGTGCACCGGGCGGCGTTGAAGTACGGGCACGCGTTCGTCTCGGCGTTGCCCGGTGAGCCCGGCCCGGTGATCCGGGGGCACTCCCCGCGCAGCATGACGGCGTTCTACGCCGACGAGTCCGACGAGTGGCCGGTGTACGCGGTCGAGCGCGCGAAGTCCTGGACACCGTCCGGGCCGCGCACGCTGTACCGGCTCTACGACGAGACGTCGGTGTACTTCCTCGGGGCCGAGGGTGACGGGTCGCTGTCCTACGTCGAGCACCGCGACCACAACGCGGGCGTCGTGCCGGTCGTGCGGTTCGTGGACGAGGACGACCTGGACTCGGACACCCCCGGCGTGGTCGAACCCGTGATCGACATTCAGGACCGGCTGAACTACTCCACGTTCCTGCTCCTCATGGCGGGCGAACACGGCGCCCACCGGCAACGTTGGGCCGCCGGGTTGGAGCTGGACGAGGGCGAGGAACCCCCGATCGGCCCGGACCGGCTGTTGCACTCCGACAGCCCGGAAACCCGGTTCGGCAGCTTCGAGGCCACCCCGCTGTCCGGCTACGTCGAAGTCCTCGAACAGGTCTTGCGGCACCTGGCCGCGATCACCCAGACCCCGCCCCACGCGCTGCTCGGCAGTCTCACGAACCTGTCGGCGGATGCGTTGGCGGCGGCCGAGTCCGGCCTACAGCGCCGGGTCGGCGAACGCCGCACCAGCTACGGCGAGAGCTGGGAGCAGGTGTTGCGGCTGTGCAGCCTGCTGGCCGGTGACCTCGCCGGATGGCTGGACACCGGGACACAGGTCCGGTGGCGCGACACCGAGACCCGCTCGCTCGCGGCCGTGGTCGACGCGTGGGGCAAGGCGGTGACCATGCTCGGCGTGCCGCAGCGCGCCACCTGGGAACGCCTGCCCGGCGTCACCGACACCGACGTGCAGCGCTGGGCCGAGATGCCCGTGACCCCGGACGGTCACGGACTGCTCGCCGACGTGCTCGCCCGCGCCACCGACCCGGCCGCCCCCGGCAACCTGGGCGGTGGTCTGTAGTGGCCGCCACCACCCAGGGCCGCAGGGCCACCGAGCAGCACCGCCGCGAGCAGGCCCGGACCTCGGCGCTGCTGGTGCGCGAAGTGCTGTCGCTGTGGCCGCTGCTCGACCCGCTCCGACTTGACGCGACCGCCCCGGCGTGGCTGCGCCTGGTGCTCGACCTGGCCACCGGCTACCGCCTTCGGTCGGCACGGATGGCCGCCGACTACCTGACCCGGTTCCGGCTGGCCGAGATCGGCAGCACCCCGCCCGACCCGCTCACGCTCCCGGATGACTCCGGCTGGCGGGACGCGGCGGCGGTGTCGCTGCTGGTGACCGGACCGAGCACGGTCAAGCGGCTGACCGCCGCCGGGCTCGACCCACAGGCCGCCGCCGAGAAGACAGCTCCGCTGGTGGCCGCCGCCGCACTGCGCCACGGCGCGGCCGGTGGCCGCGACCTGCTCCACAACGCCCGCCGCACCGACCAGGCGATCATCGGCTACCACCGGGTCACCAGTGCCAAGCCGTGCGCGTTCTGCGCGATGCTCGCCGCCCGCTCCGCCATGCCCGAGGACCGCCGCACGCTCTACGCCTCGCAGTGGGCGGCCACGTTCACCATCCGCGACGGCGACCCGGACACCTTCCACGACGGGTGCCTGTGCACGGTCGAACCGGTCTACCGCGACGACGCCGCACCCCCGGCCGTGTCGGTCGGGTTCGCCGAGCTGTGGGTGACCTCGACGGCCGGACTGTCCGGCCGCAAGGCCCGCAACGCTTTCCGCCGCGCCTACGAGGCGCAGCAGCGCGCGGCCTGAACCTCCCTTCCCCCTCCCTGAGTGCCCGCCCGCGCTGCCACGCGACAGCCCAACCACCGCTCGCTGTGCCGCTGGTGGAGCCGGGCGGGCGCTCCCTTCCCGACCC